TAGGAGGTGATGTAGAAGATCTAGGAGGTGATATAGGACATGGTCTTGACAATTATCTGAATCCATTAGACGGGACAGAAAAAAGAGGAAAGACTTGCAATTCTGATGATGATTGTAATGGTACCTGCGGTCACACAATATTCCGCTTAGGTCAAGAAAAATGTTTTAAAAAAGGTACAATACAAGGAGATTGTGGGTCTGGTGATGAATGTGGATGTGTATGTGATGGGAGAGACGACGACTATGAGGCTACGGATACGGTTGTATTTTAACCTATCTTTTAAATTGACATCTTACGAATTCATCCAAAAAAATTTAATCTATCATACACTCTTTTGTATTGATAAAAGTAACCGGTTTTTTGTATCGTTTGGATTCTACTTTTGTTTGTAATTCTTGAACGCCTTCCTGACGATAGCGTTCCACATCTTCCCAAAACCGAATGATTTGAGGCATCACATCATTCCATAGATTACGATCTCGTTTCACTAACGTACATTCATATCGTTCAATACGAAACCATTTTGTTTCAACATATTCTTTGTTTTCATCTTGAATCCAACTCCTTTGTTGGGATTCCCATCTTTGATAGTCTTCATCGGTTTGATACAACAAAGGATACAAATAACAAAACTTGTCTGAAAATAACTCACGGTACGTTACAACACATCCTTTGGGTAATCCTTTGTCTGTTTGTCCCGGTTTGTTATTTGTATCTTGTTTGTATTCTTCTATAGTATCATATTCTTCTAATTTCACTTGAAGAAAATCACATTCATCTAAATCACAACATTCTAATTGACCTTGCATTTGATACATGTAATTTTTGGGTACAGATTTAGTAAATTTTCTCTTGGGTGGACACTTAATTTCTAACATACGTCCAACTAGATCTGGTGGAGACGTTTCCGAACAAATTCCATCCGGACTCGCTCCAAAGATAGGAAAGTGAGGGTGGCCGATCAAACCAAATTCGACTATAGTTACTCCTTTCAAATGTTCATAAAATCGTGTTGCTATTTCTTCATATTTGACTCCCCATTCTGTTATCGGATTCGATACATACGGTTTCGGTTTGTCACTTACTTTATCTAAGATCAATTGTTCTCGAGACGTATAATGACATTGACCTAAAGCCGCAGCTAAACTACTGGCTGTCAAAACTTTTCGTCTCATTGCAAACCATTCGACACTTCGTTGTTCCGGTAATTTCAATTGTTTCAATCGAAGAACTTGTTGTTTTCTACGCTCTGCATCTTGTCTCACTTGAAGGGATGTTTGAATTGTCCAATCAATATAGGTATGTACATAATACGAAACAGACTGTTTCACATCTTCATTTTCTGTTGATAACATCATATCATAGGTGTGAAGAATACCTTCAATTGTGGTTTGTTTGATGGATTCAATCATATCGGGTTGATCCACATTCATATACACCAAATCCAAAATTTGATTGGATTCAATGTATTCCATACAATTAACATGGAAATTTTCCATAGTGTATTTTATCCTACTATCGTCTATCGTATTTAAATACTATCGGTATTTATAATTTGAAATAATTTAAACACACTAATTTACATACATATACTATGGATTTTAAATCTACTATCGAACAAGTCATTGGGCTTTATTTTGACCGAAGAGATATCTTGGTCAAACATATTTTAGAATCCTATGATGAATTGTTAGATTATACGATACCTAATATACTCAATCAATATTTCCCTTTAAAAGTGAATGTGTTTAGTGAAGATGAAGAAATTGAATCAATCGTAATCGGATGTACTCGTGTCTATTATGAAACCATTGACAAAATTGAAAACAATGGAGTGAAAAAACAAGGGTCGCCTCAATCGGCTCGCCTCAGAAATTATTCCTATAGTATTGCTCTGTATATTGATGTAGATGTCACTGTGAATGTGAAAGACAAAGATTCTTTGACCGAACTTCCTCCACAACCTTTGAAAGGAGTATTGATTGGAAAAATTCCGATTATTGTGGGTAGTTCACGATGTGTTACATGCAATCAGTCCAAACGAATTGATAGTCCAGACTATGATATCGGTGGATACATTGTATTGAATGGAAATGAAAAAGCGATTATTTCTCAAGAACGAATTTGTAATAACAATGTCTTGGTGTATAACAATACCAAAAAAACCAACAAATATTCGTATATTGTAGAATGTCGATCATGCGATGAATCCAAATACAACATACCGAAAGTAGTGAGTGTCAAAATTACAAACAAAGTTAATATCAATAACAATTACATATACATAACAATACCCAATATCAAATGTGACATACCCATCAGTGTACTGTTTCGTGCGTTAGGATGTATTGAAGACAAAGAAATTTTGTATATGATTATTGATAACTCAGGAGAGGATGTTGATGATCAAATGAAACGAGCTTTGATTCCAAGTTTGTATGAATGTCGTTCTGTCTATACGAAAAAAGATGCCTATGAATATTTGTCAAAATACATATCCTTTTACAGAGACAGTCATAATAGTCAAGAAAACAAACACAAATATATCAAACAAAATGTAATGAAATACTATTTACCTCATATCAAAGACGATGAATCCAAACTTAAATTTACAGGATACATGGTCAATACACTTTTAAAATCGTATTTAGGAAAACAATCGACAAGTGACCGTGACAGTTATGAAAGTAAGAGAATTGATACACCTGGATTTTTAATGGGTAACTTGATTTTGCAAGGCTTAGCTAAAATGATCAAAGAATCGCGTTCTTTAATTTTAAAAGAAATCAGTAGTGGTATTTATTCAATTCACAAAAATAAAGCCGATATAGTCAATGAAACCAATATTCACAAATTATTCAAACATTCCCATATTGAGAATATCTTGAAAAATTCAATCTCCACAGGTAGTTGGGGTACCAAATCTTCAATGAATAAACAAGGTGTGTCTCAGGTATTGAATCGATTGACTTATTTGAGTACGTTATCTCATTTACGTCGTGTCAGTACCTCACCCGATCCCACGGGTAAATTGATCCCACCAAGAAAACTTCACAATACATCCTGGGGAATGATATGCCCTTCCGAAACTCCTGAAGGTCAATCGGTTGGATTGGTGAAAAATCTATCGATGACTTCTGAAATTACATTGGATACACCATCCGATTGTGTGTATGAAATGATTCAAGATTACATTATCCCTTTGAATGAAATTGATATCTATACCTTCAATAAACAATCAGGATTCAAAGTATTTGTCAATGGAGTATGGATCGGATTCAATTTATCAAGTCAAAAAGAATTGGTGGATATGTTTCGTTTGAATCGAAGACGAGGTGTGATACATCCGCACAGTTCGATTTACTTGCAATACAGTGAGAAAAAGATATTTATTCATACAGACCGAGGTAGATTTACAAGACCTTTGTTTCGGGTGACAAACCGTACCATAGATATACAACTGGAGGGTGTACAAGAATGGAAACAATTAGTTGTGGGAGATACATCTTGTATCGATTACATTGATATTTATGAAACAAACAATTGTTTGATTGCGACAAATATCAGTGATTTATCGAATCCCGATTGTGACTACACTCATTGTGAAATTCATCCCTCTTTGATTTTAGGTGTCTTGGCTTCGTGTATTCCTTTTGCAAATCACAATCAATCTCCCAGAAATACCTATCAAGCAGCGATGGGGAAACAAGCGATTGGAATCAATATCACAAATATTAAAGATCGGTATGATACCTTTTCCCATGTTTTATCCTATCCACAACGTCCCTTAGTCGAAACAAAACTAATGAAACATATTCATTTAGACAAATTACCGAATGGAATGAATGTGATTGTAGCCATAGCTTCCTATGGAGGTTTCAATCAAGAAGATTCTATCTTGTTTAATCAATCTTCGATTGATCGTGGATTATTTCAATCAACTTTTTACCGTTGTTATCGAGATGAAGAAAAGAAAAATCAATTGACAGGGGAAGAAGATATCTTTTGCAAACCCGATATCAATACGGTTATGTTTCCTAAACCTTGTAATTATGATAAGTTAGAAGACTCGGGATTTGTCAAAGAAAATACATTTGTAGATGAAAATGATATATTGATAGGTAAAATTATGCCGATCAAAAATGACAGATATGATCATCGTGACAACAGTGTAAATATCAAACAACATGAATCAGGCTATGTAGACAGTAATTACATAGACAAAAATGGAGATGGATATAAATTTTGCAAAGTAAAAATTAGACGAACGAAACGCCCGGTCATTGGAGATAAATTCTCATCTCGTCATGGACAAAAAGGAACCATCGGTATGGTATACAAGCAAAGTGATTTTCCGTTTACGAAAGATGGATTAGTTCCTGATATCATAATCAATCCTCATGCGATACCGAGTCGTATGACGATAGCTCAATTGATGGAATGTATTTTAGGAAAAGTCTGTTGTGAAACAGGAACTGTTGGAGATGCAACCGCGTTTGATGGTGTGACTATGGCGTCTATTTCCAAACGATTAACTGAATTGAAATATGAATGTCACGGAAATGAAGTCTTGTACAATGGTATGAATGGAGAACAAATGAAAGTAGATATCTTTATGGGTCCAACCTATTATCAACGGTTGAAACATATGTCTGCGGATAAAATTCATTCACGGTCCAGTGGACTTGTGGTCACAATGACAAGACAACCTGCGGAAGGTAGATCTTCGGGTGGAGGATTACGATTTGGAGAAATGGAACGGGATTGTATGATCGCGAGTGGCGCCAGTTACTTTTTGAAAGAGCGTTTGTGTGATGTGTCAGACAAATTTATGTGTTATACTTGTCAATTGTGTGGAATGATTGCTGTATCTACAAAACACAATACGTATGAATGTAAACATTGTCAAAATTATAGTTTATTTAGCAAGATATTCATTCCTTACTCTTGTAAACTATTGTTTCAAGAACTAAATACAATGTCTATGGGTACACGATTTATATCAAACTAGTTGCAATCACATTCATTAGAAAAATACATTTACAGAGAGGATGAACTTTGTCTGATTTATCTGATACAAATTCTTGTAAATATGTATCCAAAGACACTTTAGTTTCATTGGGTGAAGGTAATCGATTCGGAAGAGTGACATAGCCCTTGTGAATCATTTGAGTCCAACAAACATAGATTTGATTTTGTAAATTTTGTATATCGCGGGTTGACAAATCATGAATATAAGAATAATATCGTTGAATATCTCCATAACTATGAAAAGGATCTAAAAAAGAAAACTCAGTTTGTCGTTTTGACAACTGAGGAAATGGTTTCAGATAGTTCATTGAACTAATGATTTTTAAAAAATAGTAATCTAAACTTAGTTAGGAGGTAACGCCCCTAAATCCATTTTGCGAACATAGTCACTGATAATGGGATTCGATGGATCAAAATAGTTACACGATTGTTGACCTCGACAAGGCCACGATCCCGTAGCTAAACTTTCCCGTTTGACTCCACGTAAATCGACATACTTAGACTCTTTACCTAAATTGAAATTAGTTTCTGGTGGAGAAGCATTGCTGTACAATTGACAACCCACCGTTTCTTGACAATTTGTCTTTCCTTCACAGTTTTGACCTGCAATTACAGAATATCCTAAACAAGTACTCATCTATATATATCTATAGATATTATTTTTTTACTTTAAAAAGGTGTTCATTGAACAAATTACGAGTAATCCAATCACAATGAAAAATATCAGATCATTGATTTGACGTTCATTTAGAAAAGGCTCGGATGGATTCATCATTCCTTCTATAACCGGTTTCTTTGGTGTCGATTGTTTGAGTAATATGTCTTTCATTCCATTGATTTCATCTATCAATTCATTAATTACTTTATCATATCGTTCGACAACTTGTTTCAAGTTTTCTTGAAAATTAACTCGATTTAATTCGTTGGGTTTGTCATCGCGTGGGGGTTGTCCTTGATCGACTTGCTTAGATGTTTCTTTCATACCTGTACCCATAATCGAAAATGCATGATCTAGAGGGGCACCATCAAATTGATTCATATACATATACATAGATTTATTTTATTCGATTAATTAAGATAATGAAACTAAATCTTTATTTGAAACAAGTTGAATCTATATTGACAAACAAATACTTTATCGGAATCTTCATGATTATTATCAATATCGGATCTCGCTTTATCATCGAAGAATTGACACCCGATCAAAGAAAATACATCAACAACAAAGTGATTCGAAGGATTTTTATCTTTTGTGTGTTTTTTATGGCAACCAAAGATTTGTGTGCGTCACTCGTCTTGACCTTAATGTTTGTATTGTTTGTGAGTCATTTATTTACAGGAAATCAATCGAATGATGATAAAGTAGATACAGAGAAACAAAACATTTTAGAGGATGTTCAGATGAGTTTGACGAAACATTTAGGTTGAGATTACCACATATAACTCCGAGGCATACTTTTCATATTTATGGATCATGGCGTTATGATTTATCGGATTGTTTTAAAATGTTTTATATATCTATCGTGATTCTTTTTTAAGGTTATATAACGAAGATCAGTTTCATATGTATTTGGTTTACTCTTTTTAATTTCATTCATTTTTCTAGAATTTTCAGTTAACAGGCGTCCTAAATCTTGTTTGCTTAACGAACTAATACGCAGATCTGTATCCTGCACACCTTTATTTTTTTGAGGCAAATTTATGTTCTTTTTATCCGATTTAAAAATAGAAGGGTTAGATATAGATGAATTTCTTGGATTCGATTTATTCAGTTTTGATCTTTGTACAGCACCAATTTTAGCTTTATTATGCAATTGATTAAACTTTTTATCTTTTTCTTCTTGCAGTCGTCGTTCTTCTAGTAGCTTCTTTTGTTGATTACGACTCAGTGCGTGTAAATGTGCAGATTGTTGATGAGACAAAGTTTTATCGTGATGACCGAATTCAATTAATGTACGATTGTATAGGATAGTAGTTACAACTTCACTTGCTATCATTCCAAGAATAAATGCTATAAATACATTGATTGCTAATTTTTGCTTCATCTATATATATATATATATATTAATTTAAATTCATGGTGACACCATTCGACAAATCACTTGAAATAGAGATTTGATCTAAAT